GTAGATCCCTTGGAATTGGTTATATTGGTCTTGCTCATTACCTTGCTAAACTTGGATTCAGATATGATTCTCAAGAGGCATGGGATGCTGTTCATGGACTTTCTGAATCATTCCAATATTATCTTCTAAAAGCATCTAATCAGATTGCTAAAGAAAAAGGTGCCTGTGAGTATTTTAACAGAACTAAATATTCTGATGGAATCCTTCCAATTGATACATACAAAAAAGATGTAGACGAAATTTCCTCTATCCCCTACCAGCATGATTGGGAATCTTTACGTTCCAGTATTCAAGCATATGGACTACGACATTCAACGCTGTCGGCACAAATGCCATCAGAGAGCAGTTCCGTTGTGTCAAATGCCACCAATGGCATCGAGCCTCCTAGGGGATTCCTGTCCATTAAGAAATCAAAGAAAGGACCTCTTAAGCAGATTGTCCCCCAGTATCAACATCTCAAGAATAATTATACGCTTCTTTGGGATATGCCTAGCAATACTGGTTACATTAATATTGTTGCAGTTATGCAGAAATTCTTCGATCAAGCAATTTCTGGAAACTGGTCCTATAATCCAGAAAATTACCAAGACAATGAAGTTCCTACTTCAGTAATGGCACAAGATTTCTTGAGTACATATAAGTATGGATGGAAGACATCTTATTATCAGAATACTTATGATAATAAGACTGATGAAATTAAAGAACCAACACAAAACATCAATGATTTAATTGAGGAAATTTTAAGTTCAAAAGGAGAGGAAGATTGTGACAGTTGCAAAATTTAGAGTTAACTCTGACCCCACAATAGAAGGAATGACAGTATTCAACACATCACAAGTAGATTCCAAAAAGCAACCAATGTTTTTTGGAAATCCCCTTGGAGTTCAAAGATATGATCAATACAAGTATCCTATCTTTGATAAACTCACTCAACAGCAACTTGGATACTTCTGGAGACCTGAGGAGGTCTCCCTCCAAAAGGATAGAGCAGACTATCAAACATTAAGACCAGAACAAAAGCACATCTTCACATCTAACTTAAAGTATCAAATTCTTCTTGATTCTGTTCAGGGAAGAGGTCCTGGTATGGCATTTATTCCATACTGTTCTCTTCCTGAACTGGAAGCATGTATGACTGTTTGGGAATTTATGGAGATGATTCACTCCAGATCCTATACTTACATTATCAAAAATGTATACTCAGATCCTTCTGAAGTATTTGATACTATCCTCACTAATGAAAGGATTTTAGAAAGAGCATCTTCTGTTACAGGAGCATATGATGACTTCATCAATTCTGCTCAACTATATGGGACATCCAATGATTGGATCTTTGCACAGGAAGGTGCAGGGTATGCTAGGGAGGAAAGAATTGAACTTAAAAGAAAACTTTATAGAGCAATTGCCAATGTCAACATTCTCGAAGGTATCAGGTTTTATGTCTCGTTCGCTTGCTCGTTTGCATTTGGTGAACTCAAGCTTATGGAAGGATCCGCTAAAATTATCTCTCTTATCGCCAGAGATGAAAACCAGCACCTTGTTATTACTCAAAACATCCTCAATAAGTGGAGTGAAGGGGATGATCCAGAAATGCAACAAATTGCTAAAGAAGAACATGATTGGGTAGTTAATGCATTTAAAACTTGTGTAGATCAAGAAAAATCATGGGCACAGTATCTGTTTAAGGATGGTTCTATGATTGGTCTGAATGATAAACTTCTCAATAATTATGTTGAGTGGATTGCTAATCGTCGTATGAAATCTATTGGAATTAAACCTATCTATGATATCCCTGCCAAAAATAATCCTCTCCCCTGGACAGAACACTGGATCTCCTCAAAAGGTCTACAAGTTGCTCCCCAGGAAACTGAAGTTGAAAGTTATGTGGTTGGTGGCATCAAACAAGACTTGAAGAAAGATAGTTTTGCTGGATTTAAACTTTGAGTAGAGGGTCTTAGGACCCTCTTTTTTTATAAATAACTAAAAAGGATTTTTTGCGTCATGGCAGGACTTAACAACATTAGAGAAGCATATAGTCAGATCTATTCTCAACTTGATGAAAGAATGAGTGATGATGAAAAGGAAATGAGACGTCTTGCTGCTCAAGAACGAAGAGCAGGTAAGTCTGATAGATTAGATTCAAAGGTTGGTGCTAAGTATGCAGAAAGTGAAAAGAAGTCTGCAGAAAGAGAAGATAAAAAATCAAAGGGCAAGCATATTCATGGAATGGCAGACTCTGTTGAAGTAGAAGGTGATTTAGTAGATGAGGCAAAGCAAACTTTCCCTGCTAAGAGAGTTGCAAAGCAAATGGCGAAGGCAAAGGCAGGTTCTGTCTATGGTAGACCTGCAAGCAGAGATGCTGTTCCAAATGTAAGTGATTCTGAAAAGAAAGAAACCACTCGCTTTAGTAAGATGTTCCATGCATCTGAAAAGGCAAAGAGAGAAAAGCAGAATACTGATAAGGCAAGACGCTCATCAACTTTCTACAAGGACACTCATCCAGCAAGTGCTCCTAAAATGGCAAAGGCACAAAGAGAAGAGTTTGAAGTTGATGAAGCAAAAGATAATTCATATCTTGAGACAGATATGGAGAAGAGAAAGAAGAATAATGAGAAAGCAATAGAAGATATGAAAAAGACCAAGGCACATGCTGATATGGTCAAGGCAGCAAGGAAGCACTTTGAGGAAGTTATCAAAGAAGAAGATCCCTGCTGGAAAGGATATACTCAAGTTGGAATGAAGAAAAAGAATGGACGTGAAGTTCCAAACTGTGTTCCTTCAAAGGGGGTTCCTAAGGCAAAGGGATATAAGAAGGAAGAACTGGAACTTGATGAAAGAGCACTTGATACTGCAGAGACTGGTGAGAAAGAAAGACTTGTAAAAGGAATGAAGAAGTCTGCAGCAGACTTTAAGAAGAGATATGGTGAGAGAGCAAAGTCTGTAATGTATGCAACTGCCACTAAGATGGCTAAGAAGCATATGGATACCTCTAAATCAGATCGCAGATATGCTGTGGAGGAAACTTCTATGGAAGAAAATGCAGATTTAGAAAACAGAAAAGTAGGTCCAAGAAAGCCATCTCAAATAGCCAAGAGAGAAAAACTTAATAAACTTATTGATGAGATAAGATCAAAAAAAGAAGGTGAATCTAAGTAAGAAGCAAAAACAATTAATCTTTGTAAGTATTATTACTTCTGGATTAATTGCAACTCTTTCTCAATGTACTAAAATATCTGAAGATAGTCTGTGGGATCTCTTTGATGAAATTCAAAGAAAGTTCTTCCCACAGACTATTTTTAATGAGTTAGTTATTAAAGATCCAGAAAAATTGAACAGAAGAGTTGAGAGGGATGTGGATAAAGCAATCAGGGAGTATGAGAGATGGGAGTCCTCTCTGCCTCCTAGGATGACCAATAAGACCATCCTGGAGGGTCTGAAGTCCCCAAGGTTCTCTGACACTCAGAGACTGGTGGTGAGGGATGCCATCTACTATGAGTGTCCTGGAGGAGTGATGGGCATCAGAGGAGTATGGGTTGACAAGGATCCAAATTGTAACTAGAATCACTCTGTCAGGTTTGAAGGATAAATAAGGCTTAATTATTAAAGGCTTTATGACCTATGAGAACCCTTGGATATATCAAGGAAAGATCTTTGATTCACCTGACATACTGGACTACTTTGGTTTTGTTTATCGTATTGAATGTACTGAGACTTCCAGAATTTATTTGGGAAGAAAGTATTTTTGGTCTTTTAGAAAACCAAAGGGTAAGTCTAGAAAAGTTAAACAGGAAAGTGATTGGAAAAAGTATTATGGATCCTGTCCAGAATTAAAAGAAGATGTAAAGAAGTATGGTAAGGATAAGTTCAAGAGGACTATACTTTCTTTGCATCAAACTATAGGAAAAACAAACTATGAGGAGACTAAACAGTTATTCTTAAATAATGTCTTAACTGAATCACTTGACACTGGAGAACCTAGGTACTATAATAGCAACATCTTGGGAAGATACTTCAGGAAAGATTATTATGAACAAAAGACAATTGCAAATGATGTGTCAGAACAGAGTGGATGATGTATTTGACAGAATTCATGAATTGTGTGATTCTGGAAGATTGGATGATGCTTCTGCTTTGTATGCAGAAATTAAAGATTGGGTTGTTCAAAAATATGATATTGAAGTTCTCTCTTTAGATTATATTAATGATGTAATCTAAAATCCTAAATAATCACTCATAATGATTTTTAGAATGAGTCTTTGATTATGAAATTAGAGCCCAGGAAGGTGCCCTTCGAGAGAAGTGGTGTACCCCCCTTCTATTGGGATGTAGAGTTCACTTAAATTTAATGCTTTTTAAAACACTTTCAATACTTGCTTTTGGTCTTGTTGGACTGGCACCCATCACAGCAAAGGCAGCAAGCGGATGTTCCCTTGCATCACATTATGGAGTAGGTGATGGATATCATGGACAAATTACTGCCAATGGAGAAAGATACAATGCATATGGGTTGTCAACTGCCCATAAATTTCTTCCTTTTGGCACTAAATTAAAAGTCACTAACCAATCAAATGGTCGTTCTGTAATTGTAAGAGTAAATGACAGAGGACCTTTTGTTGCTGGTAGATCTCTTGACTTGTCCTATGGAGCTTTTGGTAAAATTGCATCTCCTGGACAGGGGGTTGCCAATGTATGCTATACTAGGGTATAATATACATACTTGACAACTGA